GGTGTTTTGTTTGTGACGTTATGTTCTATGTTTTATGTTTTAAAATCTTAGGTTTGGTGCAAAGAGAGATCTTAACATCTCGGCCGAGCCCGCACAGGGGCTAGTTTAAGGCAAAAATGCTCAAATTGGAGCGTGTACCAGTCTTATGATCAAGCCTTGTAAGCTTGACCTAAGAGAGTTGGTGGGAGGTTTGGTTAGCCACTCCACGACTTTGAGGAGTTGAGTCCTCTGAAAACTCTTCACGACAATACCATTTGTGAAAACCATGTTTGAAAGCTCGTATTGGATTGCTGTACTATCAGGGATAACAGGAGTAGTAGCCTGCCTTGGTGATGTGCGTTTCCTCTAAGTATGAGTTAGTAATAGTGGATTAGTAGTGATGGGACGATAGTGGATGAGAAATAACTTACCATCTTTTATTTGAATTTAAACTGTTACGATGGCTACGATTAAAAGAAATATCGCTTTTGATGTACTCTCTAAACAATTAAATGCTATACGAACTTCAATTAATCAATTGAATACTTTGATTAAAGATGAAAGTATGCCCTTTGAGATTCGTTCAGCTTGTAGGACTTTGCGCGACCAGCAATTTCGACTGTTGTTTGCTACGGTTCATACTAAGCGGGACGTTATAGAAGGTGAGGCCCAAGTGATAGAGAATCTTGTTTTTGGGCGGGAAAGAGTTGAGAAGTTTGACTCCACTCTAGATGATGTGTCCAAAGTGGCATCTACGTCTCGCGGAATTCTTGAGAAATTTACCGGTAAGTTAGGTAAATGTGTTCCCTTTAAAGATAAAGATGAGTTAGCTGCTTGGATGGCAGCCAATGATCCAGATGAAGTTGGTCCACGTGTAACAGCTGGAGTGATGGCCAACAATCCTGATACAATAATGACATATTTGCCGCAATTTGTACCACGTGTCATTATTGCATTGCGTTTATTAACGCAAGTGAAGACCTGGTTGGATAGAATGCTAATAATAGCAAATTTGCTAATGGACTTTAAGGTAGTAAAAGCTATCGGGAAAGATATTATGCGGGCGATCCAGACGTGTTTTATGTCCACATGGACTGAACATTATGGAGAAGATTCTATCCCCACAATGCCTACCCCGAGTCAAGATAAGGAGGGGAGGACCACAGTCGAAGGAGAAGCTCAAGTAGAAGATCTGACGAAAGTGGTTCTAGCTATCGCAATGATAGGAGGGACGATTGTTTATGGTCATTCACCACCTAAAGGAGCTGTAGATGCAGCAATGAAGGAGTTTGGTGATAAGATGCAAAACATCGGAAAAATTGGAAATGGTTTGCGGGGTGCATTCACCATTTTTGATACTGTAGTGAAAGGAATGGATATAGCTGTGAAAGCGGTTGCAGATTATGTAGCACCACATTGGCATCCACTTACGATCTTAGCTGAGAAGAAGGAAGAGATTATGGAGTGGATGAGAAAAGTTAGTGAGGTGGATACCGACCATACGAGGATGGCTGTCACGATGAACCCAGAGATGAGGAATGATATATTTAAATTGAGAGATCAAGGAGATGTGTATTTTGATTGGTTCAATCGTATGCCGAGAGGTGGCCATCAACTTATAACAGCAGCTTTTTTGAAAAGTCACACAGCTATAATAAAGTTAAGTAATGAAGTAGCAAAAGCACCTCTGAATGTGGTTGCTAAAACAGATCCATTTTGCTTTTGCCTTTTTGGAGAACAAGGAACTGGTAAAAGTTTTCTCCTGCCTAGGATAATTAATAAAATCTGTGATGAATATGGTATAGCCGTATTTCGTCGTATTTATCCAAGAGAAATGGCAGAAAAATACTGGTCAGATTACTCTCATCAATTTGCCGTGGCGTTAGATGATTTCGCTCAGGTAACGAATCCAATTATGTATGACCCGTATTTTGAGTTCATTCAGTTGAAATCTAATGTGCCCAAAATATTACCTATGGCGGATACAAATGAAAAAGGACGAGCTTTTACATCCAAGCTGATAGGAATGACTACGAATGTTGATTTCCCGAAACCAAACACCATAGCCAAAGTTGAGGCCTTATGGCGACGTCGAGATATGTTGATTAGGGTGGTCAAGAAAGGAGGTGTTAATGTTGATATGATGACGATAGATATCGGCGATACAACATACTTGGATTTCTATTTGATGGATTCCAATATTGCTGGAGCTCCAGAGATGGGTCCAATGTCATATGAT